TGCGCCAGTTGGTAAGATGTTGAAATCAATTTGAATGAATTCAGCTGTCTTAGTTGGTTGTAAGTAGATAGCCCCTTTCATAATGTTTCTATCAATTACATCTGGTGTGTTATTAGTTTCATCCATTACCACTCTGAAAGCGTAAAGACCTTGTCTTTGTTGGATTGATTCTAAGTAAGGATTAACGATATTTAAGAATCTATTTCTAGTCTCTGAAGTGTTTTGTTCGAACACTAAGTAACGAGAAGTAGATGCGATATACTTTCTAACAGTCAATAACAATCTTCTTACGTTGATTCTATCTAATGCTGAAGGTTTATCTTGTAATGTTTTCTGTCCAAATACTACAATACCTTGTCCTGGGAATTGTACGATTGGGTTTACTTTGTTTTCGTATAATGAATCTTTTTCAGATTGTGTTAATCTATTCAATACACTTACTGCTCCGATTAATCCACCTCTATTTAAACCGGCTGGTGCGAACCATTCTGCTGCTACTCTATCGTTTGCTGCGAATACGCCAGGTAATAATACTGATGGTGGAACAGTGATTAATTTATTTGTGTTAACATCAATTGTTTTAACCCAAGGATAGTAAGTTGCTACCATATTTGAGTCGATAGATTGTGCTTCAGTATTTGCTTGTGTGATAGAATCACCTGCTGCAGTTGTATCTAAAATATAGAAACAATCATTTCTTTGCTCAACCATATCCAATACTGATGTTGCTACTGATGAGTGTAATCTTTTGATAACACCTGGAGTTACAATCATATTAACATCAAACTCATCTGCATTTGATAATGCTGCGATGTGTTTAGCGTATGCCACCGAGCCACTCTTTGCTGCAGTTGATAAATCAAAACCTTGTGAGTTACCTGCTGCAATATCACTTCCTTTATTGATTGTGATTGCCGGACTCATACCATCGAATCCACTTTGGAATGCTACAACAAATTGTGCTAAAGAAGAACCTACTGATAAAGCTGCTCCGTTTGTAGCTGCATCATCTAATCCAAATACAGAATTAGAACCTTTACCTGCTCCTGTTGGGATTGGTTTTAAATAAATAACATTATCTGTATTGTTATCTAAATCAATACCACCATATTGTGTTGCTGATGAAGTTACAAATGTTACAGCCGGAATTAAATTAGCTCCTTGTGCTGCTGATGCAGAAACTGGTAAAGAATATTTATCGTGTCCGAATGGTACTGCTTGAATAGGAGCGTTTTCATTTAGGTTTACAATTCTAATATATTTTGAATTATTTACCCAATCACCTGTTTCAGTAATTTTACCTTCAGAATTGATTGATAATTTTCTATCACCAATTACTCTACTAATATAGTTTGGAGAATTAGGGTCTAAGTTTACATTTGCCCAAGTTTCTAATACTGTCTTTTTCTTATTAGTATCGGTAAAATCTCTTACAACAACAGTGAATGTACCATAATCAGTACCATTTACACTACCTGCTGCTTTAATATTTGTAATACCAACTTTTACTTTAGTATTTGCTTTATTTCCAGCACCAATTGTTTCAAATTGGAATAAGTCGTATCTATCACCACTAATAGTTTGTGATTTAATCATTGGAGTCAATGCTTCTTGTGCATCAAATGTAAACAACTGGTCATTTAAAACAGTTACAGATGCGCTAGTTGCTGCTACAAATCCAACCGAATGATTTTTAAAGAATCCATAAACATATGGTTTTTTAGAACCAAATGGAGATGTTCCAAATACAGCTTCTATATCATTTACATCAGATGAATCCAATGATGCAGATAATAATCCTGCATTTGAACCTGATAATAAGAATTCTCCGGATGAACCAGATGTTACGGTTGTACCTGCAAATCCACCATTCAAACTTCCTGATGTATTAAATAGAATACCAACTGATGCCGATACTGCGCCTGAAATTGCAGTTAATAATAAAGGAGCGGTTTCGGTATAACCACCAACACCTGCTACTCTACAAATTGTTGCAGTTCCTGCTTCTCTTAAATAATTTTGTACTGCCAAAGGAGTATAATAAGTTCCATCAGCTTTTCCAAACAATGTTTCAAATTCAGCTTGTGAATTAACAATTGTTGGAGTTAAAGGTCCTTCTAAGAAAGGTCCAATGAATGCTGCACCTATTTCTGCTACACCTTGTTGTAAGAATGAAAGGTCGTTTTCTTTTGTAAATACGCCTGGTGATACTATTTTCTCTGCCATTTTATGCTTTTATTTAATTTTTTAATGTCTACTATAAATATAATCTTTTATTTCAAAACAACAAAATAATGTTATTTATATGTTGGTGAAAAATAATCGTATATTTTTGTGATATCAGTTGAACCTAATTGAGTATTATAAAACAATACTGGTCCTATTTGTCCGTTGAAATAATAACTATTATCACCATATCCGCCGCCGATTTGAATCAACGCTGATGTAGTATAATTTTTTGCACCATTTGATATAGTTCCTCTTGATGTAGTATCGGTATATCCAACGTTTGTGCCATTTAATGCAGCTGTATAAGAAATCATATACCAAACATTCGTTGATAGTGTAAATGTATTACTATTATATTGAATAGTTGTACCATCATGTATAAAATATGTACCACTACCATTTGAATTCAAATACAATGCCATTTCTCTTGTACCACCACTATTTTGCTTACCAAAAATTTGATAATACCCATTAGCAGGATGTGATGCGAATCTTACCCAAGCAATTACCGAATATGCTGATGTATTAAATTGAGTATATCCACCATTTATATTAGATGTACCATCTTTATACCAAAATTTGTTTGAAGATAGTGACCAATATTTTTCTTTTCTGCTGGCTCCGTTGTTGTATGTTGGGTTTGCTCCAGTAATACCAATACCATTTGGTGCTCCAGCTGGTCTAACACCTGTTCCCCATCCTGTCAAATCTAACCAGTCAGTACCATCTGTACCATCCGTAGATGCTGCTTTTGATGGGTCTAAGTACATTCTTAAACCTGCCGCAGGGATTGATGGTTGTGTTGTTGTTCCTTTATTGTGAGAAATAAATCCGTTTGCTATGTAAACGTCAGCTTGCTCTACGTTAATAGTTGCAATTTCAACATCTTCGGTAACTATTTCTATATTAGTTACTTCTACTTCAACTGTTTCTCCTAAGAAATCATCCCACTTAACAATCATATCTCCAATAAGGATATCTTCTACATTCTTAAAGTGATATTTTTCTATTTCAGAATCAAATACCCAAAGAGGGTGAGTTCCTGTAGCTTTAATTTCACCATCATTTAATGAGAAATATCCACTAGCAAAGTTATATACGATATCAGCTACAACAACGTTTTGTGCCGAACCCGATTGTGCTTCTAATTGATAGAATCTCCAATCAACTTGGTCTGATTCTGGGTCTTGGTTTTCATCAGGCAATCCGTTTGGCACCCATGCTTTAATTTCATCACCCACATTTAAATCTTCAACTGCTACCGATGTACCATCTGCTTTTTCAACCATTGTACCAAATACCAAACAAAAATCTGGTTGGTTAATTGTATTATAAACATCTACTGCGTATAATGTTTTAGTAGATGTTGTATTATAATTAGTTGCAGCCAAATTATATCCATCTGCATATTTCATTGATAAAACCGAAGATGCTTCTGAATAGTTTGAAGATGCAATTGATGCGGGTGTAATTGGAAACGATGGAGATGCACCTAAAGTTGGAGAACCAACTGAAAAGTTTGCATTATCAAAAGTTACAGAATAGTTTGCTGCTACACTACCAACTTTTGAACCATGTAAAGAACCTGCTGAACCAAATGAAAATGTTGCTGTTTCCGTTGTGCTTTCTACTATGTATGTATATGTAGGTAAATTTACAGTAACCGAATCTATTGCAAATGAGCCTAAAGAGCTATTTGCCGCAGAACCTGCTAATCCGCCTAAAGATACAACTTGTGCTACTCTTGCTGAACCGCTTACTGCTCTATATAAATTACCTAATGATAAATTGGTTTTTGCCATTATTTATGTATTATTCTCCGTTATAAATATCTAAAAGTTTTTCTTTCCATACATCTTTATTTGAAAAGTGTTTTATCATCCAATCTTTCAATTTTTCAAACTCTCTTTTACGGGTTTCATAATCATCGTTACAAATCGTTTCGTAGGTCTGCTTAAATGTTTTCTCGTCAATCGCTTTGTATTTATAATCAAGTGGTACGTGCCATTTTTCGTGTAATATTGGAAGTTTACCCCAATCCACTGCCTCAAATATTCCGTATCCAAATGGTTCAAATTCAAAGCAAGAATGAGATATTCCCCAATCAAGGCCGTAGAACCTTTCTTTATATTTGAAATCAAATTTATAAACTTTTGATTTCTCAAATCTATATCCATATTTTTTTCTATAATATTTGTTGAAAGTTTCTGAATTTGTAGAAATGTAACTTTCCAATCCATCAATATATTCAACATTTTTTCTACCTTCACTTCTAGCTGCAAATCCAACTTTGGTAGAATCTGATAATTCTTTATTTGTTTTAAATTCATAATTGTTTGGAATATGGTGTAAATTTTCAGTTTCATAAGGAAAATGATATAAACCCACCCAAACTTTATTTTTAATTTTGTTAATTAATTCATTTTCATATTCCCAATTACCATACCAATGAAGATATTCATCTTTACCCATTTGTGCCATCAAAGACACTTTAGTTAAATTGTGGAAAATAATTGAGTCAATCTTTTCCAAATTTTGATGTATAGCTCTGGTTGGAGTGTAATGGCCGTGCAATATATGAATCCTTCTAGCACCATCTAATATTTTTATGATTTCATCTTCAGAAGTTTCCCATATATGTTCAATATCAATTGGGAATTCTTCGTAATTTTGTGGTTTATGTCTATGGAATAGTAGAAGTGGCTTCACTTCTAAATGTGGTGCCACTTCTTTTATCCATTCGGTTACCCATATATCAGCACCGCTGTTGAACCAAGGGCCTCCAGCGGTGGTGTAATAAACATCATACATTAAATTATAACCCTTTTTGTTTCTTTAAAACCTCTATTTCTAAATTCAATTTGTGAATTTGTGTTTGTTGTTCTTTAATTGCCTCAACCATTAGACCCATCATTTTTGAATAATCCAATGATAAGAATCCATCTTCTCTTTCTTTTACAACTTCAGGCAATACTGATTGAACATCTTGTGCTATTAAACCAGTCTTTGGAGTTGATTTTGTTACTTCATTTACATCATCATTCCATTCCCAAGTTACACCATTCAATTTAGATACTTTCTCTAAAGCGTTTGGAATAATTTGAATGTTATTCTTATGTCTTTTATCTGAAGTATAGTATGCGGTAATATCTCCCGTTGCTGTAATTGCTCCGTTGATTGTTAAACCTGCGAAAGTTGGAGTTGCTGAAGTTGCTACCGATTGTCCGATTGAGATTGTTACTGCGCCAGTTGCTCCACTCACACTAACACCCGTACCAGCTACTGCTGAAGTTACACCGGTATTTGTAATTGTTACGTTACCAGTTCCTCCGGATACTGAAATTCCACTTCCTGCTATATTTGATAATACACCACTATTTGCAATTGTTACTGCGGTAGAACCATTATATGAAGTTCCACTTAATCCCGTACCAATTGTTAACGTTGCTAAGTTAGAACCTAATGTGATACCACTAATTGTTTTTGAACCAGAAACTACACCTAATGCGTTATTTTGAGTTGTTACACCCGATGTAAATGTTGCAGATGTTGTATCTAATGATAATGTTCTAGTTGCTGCGATTGTACCGCCACCACTTAAACCATTACCTGCACTTATTGAAACTGCCGTATGGTCTACATGCTGATTTGCAGAATACCCAGTAGTAGATGATAACGTAATTTGAGATGAGCCAGAAACTACGGTATTTGCATCTAATTGAGTTTTAACACCCGTTGCAAATCCAGTAGTTGAAGTTGCAGTAATTTGCGATGAGCCTGAAACTAAATTTGCAATAGTAATATTAGCAGAACCATTAAATGAAGTTCCGTTGATTAATCTTGCAGTTTGTAAAGTAGTTGCAGTT